TGGAGCCGTGGATTAGATTAGGATACATTACAGACAATACAGAAAATCCTACTATCATTCCAAAGAAAATTCGTTATGGTGGAAAAGAAAATGACATCCTAGAAAATTATTCCAAAATAAAAACATATTTTGAACATGTGAATTTACCAACCCTTAACAAAAAACAATTAACCAAATTTATTGAGATGTACTAATTATGGAAGTAAAAATTGGAGTTGAAGAACTTCGTGAAAAAAAGATAATGATATGTACACCAATGTTTGGTGGAATGTGCAGTGGAATGTATACAAAGGCTTGTTGTGATTTGGCAACACTTGCAACCAAATATGAAATGGATATTAAGTTTTTTTATCTTTTCAATGAATCCTTAATTCCACGAGCAAGAAATTATTTGTGTGATGAATTTATGAGAAGTGATTACACACATCTCATGTTCATAGATGCAGATATTCATTTTGATCCAAATGATGTGCTTACTTTAGCTGCATTAGACAAAGATATTATTGGCGGCCCCTACCCAAAGAAATGTATTGCATGGGAGAAAGTTCGTAATGCAGTTGATACTGGTCTTGCGGATGAAGATCCAAATGTGTTAGAACAATATACTGGTGATTATGTTTTCAATCCAGTAGAAAATACAACTAAAATTCAAGTGGGTGAGCCAGTTGATGTTCTGGAAATTGGTACAGGTTTTATGATGATCAAAAAGCAAGTATTCAATGATTTTCGTGAAGCATATCCTCAATTTGCATATACACCAGATCATAATCGTTCTGAACATTTTGCTGGTGATAGAGATATCCATGCATACTTTGATACTGTAATAGATTCTGATGCATATTTGGGTGATATTTCTGGAAAGAGCAATCGGTATCTTTCAGAAGATTATTTTTTCTGTCAGTTTGTTCGTAGACTAGGACATCAAATTTGGTTATGTCCTTGGATGAAAATTGGACATATGGGTTCATATATTTTTGCTGGTTCTATGGCCAGTCTTGCAAATCTTGAATATGCAGCACATGGCATGGATAAAGAAACGAAAGTGAGTGGGCATAAAAAACGGAAAAGAAACAAAATCAATAAATCAAAACGAAAAAAGAAAGAAACAACTTGACAATATGTTAAGAACTTGTTATAATATACTATTAACTAAAAATGGAGAATAAGATGAAAGTAAGTGATACTACAATTAATTTATTAAGAAACTATGCAAACATTAATCAAAGCATAGAATTTCGTGAAGGGAAAATCCTTAAAACAGTTTCCCCCTTGAATACCATTCTAGCCTCGGTTGAGATAGAAGAAGAATTTCCAAGAACATTTCCAATTTACGAATTGAATCGATTTTTGGGAACTTTAGCATTATTTCAAAATCCAGAATTGGATTTTACAGATAATGGTGTTACGATATCTGATTCAAATCATGAAGCAACATATCGTTATTGTGGAAGCAGTTCCATGTTTCAAACACCACCCGAAAAAAACATAACTTTTCCAGATGCTGAAGTTAGTTTTGAATTATCTCTGGAACAATTTAAGAAAACTATTAACGCAGCAAATACTTTGGGACTTCCTGAAGTGGTTGTTGAAGGTGATGGAACCGAAATAAGACTGTTAGTGTCCGATACAGGTAATGTATCATCGGATAGTTTTTCAACTGGTGTTGGCTCTACGGATAAGACATTCCGTATGATTTTCAAGACTGAAAACTTGAATAAATTGATGGAAGGTACTTATGATGTGAAATTGTCTTCTAAACGAATCTCTCATTTCAAGAGAACATCAGATTCGTTGCAGTATTGGATTGCACTCGAGCAGAATTCTACTTTTGAAGGATAAATTCTATTTTAATATGAAAGGTTTTTTGATATGGATAAATTTTTGTGGGTTGAAAAGCACAGACCAAAAACTATTGAACAATGTATCTTATCCGATACAATCAAGGGAACTCTTGAAGATTTAGTTAGAGATAATAAAGTTCCTAATCTAATGTTCACGGGGCCCGCCGGAGTTGGTAAAACATCTGTTGCGAGGGCAATCTGTGACATGACAAATACTGATTACATAATCATCAATGGTTCTGATGAGGGTAGAATGATCGACACTCTCAGAACTAAAATGACTCAATTTTGCTCCACCATATCTTTATCTGGCGGTGGTCGCAAAGTTGTAATCATTGATGAAGCAGATTACATGAATCCAGATTCAGTGCAACCAGCAATGAGAGGGTTCATCGAAAAGTTTGCGGAGAACTGTTCTTTCATCTTTACTTGTAATTTCAAAAATAGAATCATCGAGCCAATACATTCTCGTTGTGCAGTAATAGATTTTGGATTAAAAAAGGATGAAAAACCAGATATTGCATCACAATTTATGATACGTTGTGGTGACATTCTTACTGAAGAGAGTGTGGAACATGATAAAAAAGTTGTTGCTGAACTCATCAACAAGCACTTTCCAGATTTTCGTAGAGTTATTAATGAACTCCAAAGGTATTCGACTTCTGGTGAAATCAATTCTGGTGTTCTTGCCATTATTGGAGAACTAAATTTAAATCAATTGATTTCTGCATTACGTAATAAGAATTTTCATGATATGCGCCAATGGGTTTCATCAAATGTAGACAATGATCCTACAACGATTTATCGTAAAATATATGACAAACTATATGAGGTATTGGAAAAATCTTCTATTCCTCAAGCAGTTCTTATTATCGCAGACTATCAATATAAATCGGCCTTTGTTGCAGACCAAGAAGTAAATCTTGTTGCTTGTTTAGTTGAATTGATGGCAGAATGTGAGTTCGTATGAGCCCCTTTGACTTTGTAAATCAGATTAATCATGGCAAGAAGAATCTGATGGATGCAACTCCAGAACTAGAAAGGGAGTATAAACAGTTCATTATAAATCGTGCATTAAGTTTTAATCACGATACGGTACTTTATTCAAACGAAATGAATGTCCAAAATCACCTAGATGCGAAACTTCAATTCGACTTTTTTCTAAATATAATCAGACCGAAGAAACGGTATGGAAAATGGTTGAAACGTGAAAACAATGGAGTTCTCGAATTAATCAAAGAATATTATAAGTGCAGTTATGCGAAAGCGAGAGAATACTCTACTTTACTTGATGATTCGCAACTGGATATTATTAAACAAAAAGTTGATATAGGTGGTTTGAAAGGACAAAATGAGCGAAGCTATAATTCAAGCGATGATTGAAGTAACACTAAAAGAGCCCGATGATTTCTTAAAGGTACGAGAAACCCTTACACGAATCGGGATTGCATCACGCAAAGAAAAAACTTTATTTCAGTCATGTCATATCCTGCATAAGCAGGGAAAATATTACATAGTACATTTTAAAGAGTTGTTTGCATTAGATGGCAAGACAACCAATTTTTCTGAAAATGATGAAGCAAGACGAAATACAATTGCTAATCTTCTCGCAGAATGGGAATTGATATCTCTTGTGGAATCGGATAAATCAGCAGACCCTACAGTACCATTGAGCCAGTTAAAAATCCTGTCCTTTAAAGAAAAGGATGAATGGGAATTAACTCCAAAATATAATATTGGAAATAAAAGGGATTCTGATGAGAATGACGAATGATTTACAATTTTATAAATTATTTTCAGGTGTAAAAGACCCCAAACGAGCTACAAGAGGTTCAGCGTGTTTTGACTTGTATTCTTTTTTACCAGACAACTCTACGGTTTCGGTATATATAAATCATTTTGAAGAGTTGGAAATAAGAAATAGATTGGTGCAAAATGGAAGGATACAAGTCAATTCTAATGAACGAGTTTTGATACCTACTGGACTTATTTTTGATATTCCAAATGGTTATTCAATGAGACTACATCCAAGATCGGGCCTTGCATTGAAACAAGGATTGACCTTAGCGAATAATGTAGGTATAATTGATTCAGATTACGTGGAGCCTGTTTTTGCGATGATAACTAATATCAGCGGAACAATTAAATACGTGAAACATAATGAACGTATTTGTCAGGGTGAATTGTTTAAAGATGAAATATGTATCTTAGAAGAAATAAGTGAACCACCAGAAAGAAAAACTGATAGAGATGGAGGATTTGGTTCAACAGGAAAGGATTGATCTTGGCATATATCTTACACAAATGGACAGTTGCTACAGTTCAAGTAGTATATTACATTCCAGATTATTTACATATTGTGAATGAATTCGTGTGGCAGACAGAAGATCAAATACCAGAATTTCCACGTATAACTAAGTTTTTAAATTATTGGGACAAAAACATTGACGGCCCAATCAAAGAAGTATATATCTATGATCAAGGCCAAAGTGAGGTCAGGGTAGTAGATAGAAAATTTAAATTGAATTAATATGAAAAGACATAAATATAAATTGATAGTGAAAGATGCAGGAAGTTATGCAGAAGATTCACTACTGAAACTGTATTTTACAGTTTTAAGACATCGCTTTCATCACTTATGTAATGGTGACGGATGGCGAGACTGAGACTGACCATAGTGGTAGTCTCACAACCAATCTCAAGTCCTGTGCTATGGATTGAGATTTCTTCAACACCAACCTTGCTTATATAAGGAGGCATTATGGTAACATCACTAGCACATCACTCAAATTTTACCGCAGGCGATTTAGAACGATTCATGGGTCTTTCCATTGGATTCGATTCTATATTTAATCGTCTTGCAAATTTTCCACAACAACCAGAAGGCGGAGCATATCCACCTTACAATATCCGAAAAGAAGATGACTATAAGTTTGTCATCGAATTGGCCCTTGCAGGGTTTTCGGAAAAGGATGTTGAAGTGGAACTTACGGAAAACGTTCTTCATATTC